TGTAGTATAATCAGAAGAAACAGCAAACGGAGAAAACTCCTGTTTATATGTAACGAATGCGCTTGTAGCGTTAGTTTCTACTGGATTAATTATGTGCGCCCCTAGGCGATCAACATAATGGTCGTATTCAAGTGCTGAGTTTCTTTGAAAAGCTACCTTGCGATGAATGCGTTGAAAGATACCAATGTTTTCTTTTCTTTCAAAAGTAGCACCAGTAGTTACGTTAGTCTCGCTATACGGAATGTATTGCTTGTTTACAGTAAACGAAGGCAATCCCGTGTATGTTGCACCTTGGATTGTATATGTATCCAGCATTGGATTATAAATATACGTGGGAGCAAAGTTAGATCCAGCTGATTGCCCAAGATATGTTTCTCCTATCGGTGCTAAATTAACAGTACCGAATGGTTTTGCGCCAACAATAGCAATGTCGCTACTAGCTTGACCAATAACCCAGCGATAGCTTGAGTTCCTGTATATTGCTACATTAGGATAAGTCTTACCAATGTAGACTGGCATAGAGCGATCCGTGTCAACACCTACATATTCATAATCTTGATTAAATACAGATGTATTGCCATCCGCTCTAGCAGTATTAGAAATTGTAAGGTCAAGAGGAATTACTTGACGTTCTTCAGAAGTACGAATAAAACGAGTCCAAATAGGTGTTGTTTCAAACGCTTGTTCGTACCTGCGGTTGATGAACCGAGAAATGCTTGATTGTTCATCAGATGTAAAGTTACCAACTCCAGCAAGGGATTGGATTAAGCTAAATAAATCTCCGTAGGTTCTAGTCTGCATTACGCTTTGTTTGGACTAAGTTCTGGGAACTTCTTGTTGTAGTATTTTAAAAAGTCTTTGGAATGAACGGTATCGTGACCGTACTTTCCTGTAAGTCTAAAAAATTCACGGGCTGGCATTGTAGCAACTGGTTTTCCCAATGTAGGGTGTGTTTTACCACGAACCTGCGATGCTTCCTTAACAGCAACAGCAACTCGATCCTTTTCGCTAGATCTTTCGAGCGCAAATCCACGCTCAATTTCTTTCATAAATGCTCTGTCGATTTCACCGTCAGAGTATCTAGGAATGTTTGGAATAATAATATCCATAAAAAAAGAGACGGGGAGGAGTGACCTCCCCATCTCAGAATTAATTAACCGCTAAAGCCAGTACCAGCAGTTGGGTAGTATTCAACAAACAGGCGGAATTTTCCGCGTGTTGCATCACCTAATCCATTGCCAGTTCCGTTGGATGTTACGTTAAGCACAGTAACCAAGTGGTTGCCAGCTTGTGTAAGCGCACCGTTGTTAGCAAAGATTTTGTTTGCTGAAGAATCTCCAGTAAAGCAATCAATCTCAACAACGAATCCGTTAGCATCTCCGTCATCACCAACAGCAAGAGTTGCGTCAGAAATGGCAGAACCAGTTGATACGTCAGCTGTGACAAGTTCGTCAACAACTACCGCAACCTTACCGATTGTTCCAGCAAGAGAAGCACCGCCGAGTTGAACCTCAGTTGCTTGCGCTCCAGTTGAACCAGATAATTCAGAAGCATCAAATGCCACTTCGTAGTTATAACCTAATGCAAGACCTTGCACGGTTGTATTTTGTTTAAGCTGTAAAGCCATAGTATTATATCTCCTTGGTTAAGGGTTAGACAACGATTTGACCGTGAGCTGCTGGGTGGTAAACACCGAGAGTCAAGGCACAATCAACGAAGCCACGTTCGCCACCGCCGAAGTTAGGTAGACGGCTTGTTCCCATTGGGATAAGTTCGTGGACACCATAGTATTCAGGGTTGACTAAGAAACCGTCAGCATTGCCACCAGCTTCGCCAGCAGTAACTGAAGGAGCGCAATCAGGGTTCATGTTGACAACAGAAACGATGCCATGATCTGATTGATAAAGCTCAACAGAGAGCTTGATAGTGCTTTCGTTACCATTGTACTGAACAGAGCGAACACCTGCGTTTGTTCCGTTTTGTACATCAGCACCGAAACGAGCGAAGTTAGAAACCGAGTTACGAAGAGCAGTATCAGCAACTAGCATAAGGCTATTTGTTGTTCCTGTCTGACGATAAATCGAGCTAATTTGGCTGTTAAGTTCAGACTCAGTATATGCGCTACCAAGAATGCTGTTATTAGCATCTGGAGTACGGTAGTCAGCAGGGATGTCTGTGTCAGCGGTAGGGATTAATCCACCGTTACCAGCACCAAGCCACTTACTAAGACCTTGAAGGGCATTAGGAGTACCAGCACCGTTCTCAACTGTGTCTGCGGAGCGGCTAGAAATAGCAGCTTCGATGTCACGCTTGAGTTCACGGATTGCTTTAGCTTCTGCTTGAGCAACCTTAGCAGGACCAACGGAGTCAACAGCTTCCTGAAGGTCGGACACCATGTAGTCACGGCGGAACTTTTGGATGCGATTGCCAACTTTAGCACGACCTGCAAATTGGTCTGTGAATGTTGTAACGTCTGCGCCTTCAGAAATACCAGCGGCATTAGGAGCAGATAGTTTGTCGATTGTCCACTCTACAAAAGTGGCTGAGGCTTTCTGCTTAGAAGCAGAAGAAAGGATAGGGGTTTCTTCAGGAGCGAGGATTGTCAAGACATCAGTCAAATCCTCACGATTAGAAACCGCAGACCCTTGATTAGTTGTATCAAATGTGTTAGAAAACGACATGTTAAATAGGGGTTATGAGTTTTTATTAAGTTGTAAGGTACGCATTTTGATGAAATCACTTGTTGATCCAGTCTGTTTAAAACCTGATCTAGCATCTGTTGCTTTTTTCTTATTGGGATTTGTTCGCCGTTCAGACCTTGCGGCTGAAGAGCTGTTTGACTTAGGTGGATCTAGTTCTGCATTGCCAACTTTTGCTACTTGTTGTGGAACTGCTTTTCGACCATACAGGCTATTAGCGGCATGGGCGAGCAAGTAAGGCAATTGTGCCTTTACTTCTGGGGCGGACTTAGTAAGAGAGTTAGCCAAGCGTTTGTCGCCTAGCATTGCCTTATACTTTTTGTTTACCTCGTTGTCGTCCTCTGACATCCAAGAAAGCTCTTGTCTAGCACGTTCTTCAAAGCCTTTCCGAATCTTGATTCCTTCCGCTTCGTTGCGGAGTTTTTGAACCTGCATTGGGAGGTACTTCGTTCGTGACTTACGAGCGTTCATAAGAGCGGCGCGAACATCCTTTTTAGTAAGTTCTTTGCCTTCTACTTCTGTAACGACATCATCAGCCATTAAACCATCCGAGTTAAAGATAAGTTCTTCAGCCCATTCAATTACTTCATTTAATTCTTTGGCTTTCGCCTGAAGCTCTTGGGGCTTGACTATATCTTTATATGGATTTGCTTCCATCTCCGACTCAGAATATTGTGTTGTCTTGCGCTGAGAGGCTTGTGCCTCTAACTCTTTGACTCGTTCCTCCGCAGCTTTACGCTTTGCGGTCAACTCACCAAATCGTGCAACAGCGCGACTGCCTAATTTCTCAGACATATCACGTAATTCGTCTTCGGACATAGTGTCCAGATCTACCTGTGAAAGAACATCATCCTTAGTTTCAGTAGCTTCTGGTTCGGTTTCAGTTTTTTCTTCAACCTTATCTTCTGCTACTTCTTCAGTAGATGCTTCTGAAATACCTGAGCGTTGGGCAATAAAGTCCTCCGCTGAAATATTCATTTCTTTGACTTCCGCTGTATTTTCTACTGTTTCAGCGACTTCAGTTTTGATTTCATCTGACATATTTATTCCACTCCTTTACGCCGAGCGATGGCGATAATTATATTGTAACATACCCTGCAAGCCTTTTAATAAAGATTTGCTAGGTGTGCATGGGATTCGTAGTCAGTCATCTCTAGTATTTGATCATACGAAAGAATCCGACCAGAAATCTGTTGCAGTTTTGCCGAATCAGCTTCGTGCATATCTGCTATTTGCTCCTCGCGGAGCGTTTTAATAAATTCTAAAAAACGTATAAATGTATCGTATTTAACGAGAGCATCTACATCTTGATCAATAGTTGGTTTTGGCATAAATGTATCTAGCTGGATTTTAATCTAAATAAATGTCTATTTCGTATTGTTTTAATGCATCTATTAATTCGTCCATTCTATCTACTACTCCTTGACCCTTTGTTCCCTTATACTCATCAACTCCTCTGGTGTACTCTATTGCAGCATCACCATAATTTCCCTCGTTCATTAGTTCTATCGTGTCAGGACTATCTAAAAATAAACCTCTGTACGTTTCGCTAATAATTTTTTCTTTTAAATAATCAGGATATGCTTCAAACGCTGGTACTTCTTTTGAAATTTCATCATAATGATCTCTATAATCTTTTTGAAATAAAGCTTCTGCTTGTTCAGCAGTTAATCCATTCTTAAAAGTTCCAGCTTTTTCTTCAGCTTCAGTTATTTTGTGACCCCACGCAATAGTATCAGTACCTCCCTCTGGGCTTCGATGAGGAAACCATAATCCTTTTTCTTCGTTCCATCCACCATTAGGATTAGTATAAGAATTTTCTTTTTCTTTAAGGTATGACTGTAATTTTATGGTTCTTTCATCAAGTTCTACCTGATCCTCATTTGCTTCACCAGTTAATGCTACTTGCAAATCAGTATCTCCAGTTTCCATTGACCCAATAATTGATTTTGCTCGCATATCAGCGAACTGGCTAGGGCTTTGGTTAGCTGGAACTTTTATTATTTCAGCCTCTGGTGTTTCATCTATAAATCTCTGAGCATCAATATCTGCTATTAATTTATTTCTACCATTAGCGAACTGACTTACGCTTTGATTCATTGGTTCAGCCATATTAACCTTCCATTGATTGAGTATTAACACCACCCATATTAGCAGGAGCAGTACCAATCTTGCCGATCTCTGCATTCTGCGCTTGTTGTAGCTGGAAACTATACTGTTGTGCATATTTTTCTAACCTAGCACGGAAAGCTTCGTCTGATTGCAATCGTTGTGCTACGTCTTGTTGTTGTGTATATTGCTGAACTAACTGCAATGCACCCTGTGCGCCATTTGCGCGAGCAGGAACTTCGATGCCAGCGTAAATCTTAGCTAAATCGTCAGTAATATCCTTGGTAAGATCCTCTTGGGATTCTTTTGCTGGTAATATCATTCCGTCAGCTAACACGGGATCAATAGCCGCCGCTGCCAGTTCCAACAAGGAATCAATGTTGATGCGAGCATTGCGATCTAATTGAGTCAAAGAAATAAACTGTTGTAGTTTTTTCTCTTGGCTTTCTGGATCATTATTAAGAACATCGTAACTTACGATAATATCGTAGTTTTCGTTAGGATCTCCCTTGGAAATAGTCTGAGACTCAGATACTCCAGTTACGCGAAAGAATATTTCATCAGGACCGAAACGCTGAAAACATTTATAAGCCATTGATAGTACCTTTGCTGAATGCGAAAGGAACTTGTC